CAATCGTCGGAATCGCAACCCTCTAATCGAAAGGAACCTTCCTCATGCAAACAGTAAAAGAAATTCGCAGACGCGGTTTTCAATACCGTCGCATCTCCTTCACACTAAAAGTTATTTCCGGTCTCTGGGCTGTGGCAATGGTTGCTCTCTCAGTCGGCGGAACATGGACTCACTTCTTTACAGCCATCACAGGACTCGTTGCTTTCTGCATTCCTTCACTGCTTATCGCTGCCACCTACGACCACATGGCGGAAAAGCAGTTTATGAAGGCTGCGGCAAATGTTCCTTTGCTTGGAGTAGTCAACCCTCAGTAGTTTACAAGTAGAGGTAAAAGGATTATAGTTTTTCCAACGACAAGTACGGAGGACCAATGACAAGAGGTACTGTTCAGCGAGAACAGATCTACATCTATGACACCTGTTCCTTGTGCGGTGACGCAAACGTACTTGTTTATGAGCTAGACGATAAGCTCATATGTGCAAATGATTATCGCAATGCAGTAGCTACACTTAGGCAAAGTCAGCTTTGTGATAAGTGTGGTTCACCTAATGCGGTACGCGACCCAGCACATCGTCGCAATGAATATCTTTGCTGGTCCTGTCATGGTAAGAATGGTTTCGTTATCAACAACTCTGTTGTCAAGCGAGCCATTGCTAGCATCAATAACTCAATCCTTACCAAAAGGGTTAAATGTGATGCGGCAGGATATGGAACAGACTGTGACTTCAACGTGAAGCCACGATCTGCATGGGGAGGAAAGATGCTATGCAATCGTCATGGCAAGGTTCCGCCCAAGAAAGAAAAGAAGAAAAAATCTTGAGCAGTACTAAATTGCTCAATGAAGCCCGTGATTTGATCGATCGTTCACGAGCTTCACTCGCTTCACTCGAGACAAACGAAACAACGAGAAAAGGAAACAAACAAATGACGACAACCGTCACACCTCAGCAGGCCGCAGCTCTCTATACCGCTGGTAAGTCAGTGGTTGAGGTTGCTCAGGAACTAGGCATTACCTACGGTAAGGCTCGCAAGCTCATCTCCGACTCAGGCACTGAGATCCGCAATACCTCAGACCGCCTTAAGGGTAAGACCCGTAAGAGCAAGTAAATGAATCTCAAACTCTGGTTACGAGGCCTCGTGTGGCCAGCCGTGGTATCAGCCGTGTCTTCCCTACTTGCGGTGCTCACGGCGCTCACAACCCCTGAGAAGGGGTCATTGGTCCTAGCCCTAGGGCTAACCTCGATTGGCATGGCATGCCTATCCCAGAGGGCATGAATTCGGCCCCTCCTCCACAGGGGGAGGGGTTTACAAAACCTCAGGAAGATGGTACAATAGATCCATCAGAACGAGAGGAGGTGGTCCTAGTGCCACTATACGGATTGGTACACGACAGCCCAATCATTACCGCTGTCCAAAAGGCCACACGCCGTGGTCGCAAAGGACGCGCCGCTGATTACGTCGAAAAGACTCAGTGGCTCGATGCGGCAGTCGTTCCTTACCTCGAAAAGATCTACAACAAGATCCATGGTATCGAGGAAAAGAAGGAAGAACAAAACTAATAAGCTTCGTGAAACAGGTACCTGCGGGTGCCTGTTTCTGCTTCTTTTATGATACAGTATTACCAGGTAACCAAACCTAATACGGAGAGACGGAGGTACATGTGTTCACATCCCTTTTTCTTTCCGGCCCTATGCAAGCGGTAGAGGACAGACGCAAGTCTGAGAAGCATACGGGTAGCAAGAAGCTCAATGTGAAATCTACATTGGGTTGTCCCGTCCCCGACCTAAGGAGGCGAACTAGCGTTGCTCACACTACGTGGAATAGCAATGACGTCCGTAGCCTATATAACGGCACTAACAATCGGTATCTTTGCAATTGCGATGAGTTCATCCAATGCGGCGATGCCTTACACAGAAACACCAGTACCAGACCACAAACATGAGCTGGTACGTCTTGACCCTCTTGAAACATTCAAGGGTGTAAAGAAACTCACGCAGACCGAGCTTAGGGATCTCCTTGCGGCAGTGGGTTTCACAGGCAAAGGCCTGAGGACAGCATGGTCAGTAGCCATGCGTGAGTCTAATGGTAGACCTGTCGCACATAATGACAACGTGCGGACAGGCGACAACTCATACGGTATCTTCCAGGTGAACATGCTTGGAAGCTTAGGCACTGATAGACGTGCTAAGTATGACCTGTCAACCAATGCGGATCTATTTGATCCAGTCACCAACGCCAAGGTTGCGTTTCACATGACCAAAGGTGGAGTTGATTGGAGTAGCTGGGGGTTAGGTCCCAATGCCTACGATGGCACTGCGGATGAGCCTTCAATTACCAAGTGGTATCCCCTATTTCCTAAGTCATAACTTACCGACAAGGATAAGATACAACCATGACCGAATACAACCCCGCGGCTGACGAGCCAGTGGCAATCGTTCCTGTTGAGGAACCAGCTGTCATTGAGGTAGCTCCTCAGCTAGAAGAACTACCACCTGCTCCTGAACCAACACCTGAACCTGTTCCTGTTGTGGAACCTGTTGCGGTTGCGGAACCAGCTCCTGAACCTGTCGTGGAGGCTCCTAAAGAAGAGCCTAAGCCTAAGGTAAAGGAACCTAAGGTTGCAGTAAGTGGAGGAAGCAAGGACGCTGTTATCCTTGCTAACTGCGTGTACAAGAACAAGTTCGCACGCAAGAGCCTCACTGTTCACCACGTTCAACGTCGTCTCAATGAGCTTGGCTATCCTGAAGCTAACGCTGATAAGGATGGTTGGTATGGCGATCTAACTAAGTTATCTGTAAGCAATTTCCAAAAGGCAAAAAGCTTGGCAGCAACTGGTATCATGGACGCTGACACATTCACAAAGTTATTTGAAGGTGACAACAACGTAGAGGTTGTGCTCTAACACACGACACATCTTACAAAAGATCAAGGCCCTTGGACAAAAGCCCAAGGGCCTGATTCTTTTTATCTACCTAACATATAAATGTACTCGCTAGTAACATGTCACTGTCACTTAGACATAGCCTAGCTTTTAGAACATATCAACTAACATAAAAGCATGCCTGACTTACAGGCATATCTACAAACAAGATTCTTAGGCAATGTCTACCATGTCTTTGGATTTTTTCTTGCAAACAAATGTCTATGTCATGCCTTGGAAAAATTCTGCAAAAAATTCTCGAAAAAACATTTTTTGGAAAAAAGGTTGGAGACACTTTGGAGAAGCGTAAAAGCAATGCACCTTCTTCTCTCACGTCCAAGGCAGCTAGCCTTAAGGTACTGCATTTGCAGAATTGTACACAAAACCACGAGCGCTCAAGTAACACGTCTCGCTCGTTTTATTGTACTATTTGTACATGGGCCAAAGTTTCATGGAACGCATCGCGCAGCTTCCTGAGGATCAACAACAGGAGATCCTTAAGGGATTTGATCCCGACCAGCTTGTGTGGGACTGGTCCGTGTGGGGTCGACCTGAACAACAACCTCCGCAAGGTGACTGGAACATCTGGGCATACATCGCAGGTCGCGGCGCTGGTAAAACACGCACCGCAGCTGAGTGGGTACGTGAGGAGGCAAAGTACACGACAACAGGGCAGAGACGCTTTGCGCTTGTTGCGCGTACCGCCGCGGACGTGCGTGACGTTATCGTAGAAGGTGAATCAGGAATTATCAACGTGACGCCGCCAAGCGAGCGCCCGCTATATGAGCCTTCAAAGAGACGCCTGACTTGGCCTAACGGAAACACAGCGACATGCTTCACCGCAGATGAGCCTGACTCACTTCGCGGTCCTCAATTTACGCACGCCTGGGGTGATGAGATTGCAGCCTGGCGTCAAACTCCTGACGCCGCAGGTATGACCGCGTTTGATAACCTACGCGTTGGTACACGCTTGGGCGCAAACCCAAAGATCATGGTAACCACGACACCTAAGCGCGTTCCTATCTTGTATCAACTTATTGCGGAGGCAGATAAGACTGGCCGCGTTGTTATTACCCGCGGATCAACCATGGATAACAAGGGAAACCTATCTCAGGCCTACCTTGATGCAATCCTTGGCGTGTATGAAGGAACACGGTTGGCAGCTCAAGAACTCTACGGCGAGATGCTCTCAGACGTTGAAGGCGCGTTGTGGACTATCGAGCTTATTGACAGAACTCGCGAGATGCAACTTCCTATTGGAGCGCCACTGCGCTGTATTGGCGTTGACCCGTCAGTCGCAGAGAATCCACGCGACGAGTGCGGTATCGTTGTTGTCGCGTCAACTGGCGAGCGCGATTTATACAAGCGTAACTCCTGGGTCTTAGAAGATGCAACCGTTCACGGCTCGCCTGACGTGTGGGCAAACAAGGTTGTGCAGATGGCACGCAAGTGGGGTTGTCCTGTCGTAGCAGAAGTAAACCAGGGCGGTGCGCTCGTTAGAAACGCCATCAACACAATTGATCCAACTGTAAAGGTTTTAGAGGTTCACTCAAAACACGGCAAGGCTTTACGCGCAGAGCCTGTGACCCTTGCCTACGAGCAAAATCGTGTTCACCATGTTGGATACCTTGGCGACCTTGAGTCTCAAATGACTGCCTGGATTCCAGGCGAAGGAAAGTCTCCTGACCGCGTTGATGCGTTGGTTCACGCATTAACCGCGCTCCTTATTAAACCTCCCGCAGGTTTTCTTGGAGGACAGATCAAGGCAAAGTCTCTCGCGCACCGCAAGCTTCCTTCGTTCCGTGGCGGAAAGAGCGGAGGGTTTCGTGTTCGCTAAAATATCTAATGTATACAGTTACGTTTTTGTACACAATCTCGCTCGCAAGGTGATATAGTCTCGCCATGGCGCACACACCCGATCTTCCACAAAAAGAAGTTGCGCTTCTTGCTACGCTTTCTAAGGAACAACTCTGGCGTCGCGTGTATGAGCTTAACGAGGCAGGCTGGACATTACAGTCCATTGCCAATGCCTTTACACCAGTGAAGCGTCGCTCAACTATTCGCTCCTGGGTTGTTAAGCAGATACCTGAAACTTTCACCGCAG